ATCAACTTCTGTTGTAGCACGTTGTATTCCTGTCGTGGCAATATTACTTGCTCTGTCGGCGTAGAACCATATACAGGTAATGATACAAAGGATAATACAAATAATAACAGAGATGTAATGAGCATTAATAAAGTTTTTGATTTTGTCATTCATAATACCTCCTAAATCACACCGCCCCATTCTTGGGCATAATATTTAGCTTTGCCACGAATTACATCACCGCCGGAACCAGGAGTGTCGCCCTCACGTACAACCCATAAGTCCCATCGTTCACATATCGTGGTAGGTCCGTACGGCTCGTGAGCATAATAACCGTCCATATTATCGGCAGCCTCGGCATGGGTGAGTACGTGTCCGATATCACACGGAATGCCAAGGTCAACACATAGCAACGCTACCACCTGCGCCAATGTTTCAATCTGTGCATCTGTAGGGGCATATTCGCCAAGATTATCAGTCCATTGAGCACCATAGGCACAGTCTAAAGCAATACCTACTGCAGAACCGTTGCGCATATATGTATGGTTTTTATGGTCTGTTAATTCGCCATCAATATAGATGTTTCCATCCCTATCGATGTTAATATGGTAGTCATCAAATTGTTGGTTATACCTGCCTGCCGTCCAGTGCAAATAGATTTTATTGATTTTGCCTAAAGCTCTACGGCAATAATCGTTTAAGTCAGTAAGACTAACGAGGTGCATTATAATCACTCCTTTCATTTATTACGGTATTAATTGGCGTTTTCGGCGGTTCTTCTAATTTATCAGGGATGCCGTTCCCATCCCTGTCTATCCATAGCGCAAGGAACCCTACTAGCGCAGTTAATACACTTGGGATGAATATGTGATCGATTATGTTAATGCCAACTGAGATAAGTTTGTTCGTATCATCCGATACAAACCCATATGCCGTAGCGATAACAAAGAGCCCTACTACGACAAGGATTGGAATTATCATAATTAACACGAGTGCTCGTGTTGCTAGCACCCCTGTAGGATGGATATTAGCAACACGAACAGCACTATATGCGGATTTTAGTCGGTTCATGATTTGATATTTCATTATCAGTCACCTCCTATATCGTCCGTGTTAAGCGTGATACTTCTTCCTATGGGCATATTATTTAGAACTTGGATATGCATCAGTTCAGTACTCAGACTCTGAACTGTGGTTTCGAGGTTATTGAGCCTGTGAAACTTCGCAGCATCTCGTTCTTCCAACTTGACCAACTGCTTTAATATCTCCTGATTACTTTTTGTTAAATCAGCGATACTGTTGATAGCATCGGATAACTTATCGTCATAATCCTTACGCTGCTTATCCATGCGTCGAGCCAAATGGTCGTCTAATTCTTGCTTAACCGCAACTAGCGAGGTATGTTCTAAGAACCACACCATCGCACGAAACGAACCCCTAAGGGCAGCCCAGATAACCCCTAACAGGGTTACCCAGAATCCAATGTCCGCGAAGTAGGCAGGGATGCCGAAGTCCATTAGCAATAATCTAATTTCGTCCATTTAGGCCTCCGTTTTCTCCCATTTTTCACTGTAAAGGTTCCATTTCTTGGTGTGATCTGGATTGTAGACCTCTAATGAAATTTTCTGCATCATGACTTCTCTCGGTGGGTGAGATTCCTCACTAACAGTCATTTTATTAACCCTAATGAGATCATAAGATTTTAAATCAAGGTTATCACCCGCCCATACAAATGCAGGGATATTGATTACCGCAAGAGAACTGTTAGCGAAAGCATCCCTATCAATATCAGTGGCCTTTGGCAAATTAATAATGTTGTGGTCGGTTCCGGCAAATGCTAATGCACCAACTTTAACAACGTTCGGACATGTAAGCTCACCCTCTAAATCGCTACGTCCATAGAACTGCTTAGGCAAAATCTCTGTGGCCGTTTCCGGATTGAACTCAATAAGACCTTTGATTTTAATCGTATCAACGACGTGCTCAATTAAGTTAATATATTCGAGATAAATATCATCTGCGCCATAAGGCTGAATTCTAATAGTGGCACTTCCGGATTGGATTTCAATAGATTCCTCCTCACCACGCACTCGAACTTTAAAGCCATCTTGCCCAGATACTCGAATTTCAGTATCCCCTTTTCTTGGTTCGTTAAATGTAAGTGGTGCATAAGGCTGTTCATCCAACGCATGGACAATAGCAGTTAATATCGCTTCAAGGGTACCGCTATTAATAAGAATGTTCTTACCTTGAAGTGCTGATATAACTCCTGATAAATTAGGCAGCTTTGCTTTTAAGGATTCCAACCACTCCTCCTCGGTTCCTACGAATCCATGCGCTAAAGCGATTTCATAAGCACTTTTCCCATTATCACCTACCAAGGTTGCTTTTACTTCCGCCTCTACTTTAACCGGACCTTCAATTCTTACTGGTAAAGCTTCGTTTTGCATAATACTTTCCTCCTCTAATCATGCATGGCCACATCCTGAATTATGTTGACTACCCCCATGCCCAGCTTGTAATATCGGCTAGGCTCCGATTCCTTATATGCAAAAGCATCATACACATGCTCACCAAAGGACTTGATTTCTAGGGTATCCTTTCCGGAAATATTGAATGTCGCAATCTTTCCAGATACTACCCCTTGCACTTTAATAACAAGCGGACCGCTTGCTCGCTTTCGTATGGCGAATACTGACTTAGCCCCGGTCAAATCCACATTGTCATCTTGAACCGCGTAGATTATCCCGAAATCCTCGCCAATGTTGAGGTCTATATCCTTTACATTCATTACTTATCATCTCCCTTAATTGAATGGAATCGTACCTTGTTTATCGTACCCGGTCACATCGACTACCAAATACTGAGATGTGGTTTTACCAGAGCAACCTACAGGATACGTGGTGACTGTATTCCAATCAATGAATTGATACGATTTCAGCGACACGGTACTCTCATCGTGAAATCTGAACGTTTGCCACACTCGCCCCGTGTGTGACTTTTTATCTCCATTATTGATATTTGGCCCCCAAACGGATACATCGATTACGGACATGGGTATAATTGCAACCTTGACGCCATATGACTTTGGGTCACGGGCCATGTTTGTAAAGGTATCCGGAACGTAGTTTGATAACTGGTTATACCAATCATGCGCATAATGATCGATTATGCGTAGGTACCTGATGCGGCTATCATATATCACATCGTTCTGCAGATTGTAATCTGTTGCCCAAGACGCTTTATAATATTTGTGACGACCAAGAACTTGCAATGCCGTATTAGGTTTACTACTTCCTACCTTATCAACAAATCGAATACGAGGCGTGTCTGCATTAGCCGTAACATCCTCGAAATAACCGAAGCAGTAGAACTTGATGCCAGCTTTTACTTCATCAACCATTGCTTGCGTTACCTTTTCGCCTGGCTTAATTACATCCACTACCAGCACCATTAATCGCTCACGACGTTTGTGGACCCATTGAGCTGCGAATTCGTATCCTTGTGGAACTGATACTGCTATAAGAGGTGCGTCACCATGATATGCGTAATTAGTGGCATAAAAGACCTGGATTACATTAGCCTCCCCCGCAATATATCCGTATTGGTATTTACTTGTAGGCACCAGCATAGGTGCGTAAGCTACAGGTTTGAGCGGGATTTGAACCGTTGGCGTTATCCCCCTCATCGCCCCGGTGTAAAGAACTGCATCTTTTTGTTTAGGGAAACTAAGATATACTAGATTGTCATAGGTATCGTTTATAATCGTGACACCTTCTTTATTCTGGATGTTAATAAATTCCATACGCCAGCCACCCTTCATATGTAAGATCTTTAAATTGACGATTGATATTATATTCATCCTGGGACACTGCAAAATAATATATTATGATATTGCCCCTAACCTCTGCCACTAAGTACTGTCCCATGGCTGCAGCCCAGACATGTTGACCAGGCTGCAATCCATTCACAGTAATTTGTTGACGTCGATTAGGAATGTCAGATACATACATCCGCCCCTCAATACGTGTGAGCCTTTCCTTGAGATTTAGTATGATATTGCCGTTAGCATCATAAGCTAATACATGGGGTTCCATAATACCTCCTACCAGCACCCAAGTTTAATCCGAGGGTTATTATCATCATCAAAACCTGTAATAAGATTATCCTGAATCTCAACACGAGCGCCGGTCTCTCTTGATCGAAGTAACCCGATTGTACCGGACACCGCCGCTAAATTATCAACATGTAATTTGTCGGCAGTAACTGCGTTAGCCTGAATCATCTTATTAACAATGACGTTATCATCGAACTTAGTCGCTCCAGTGATGTGAATCAATTTCCCCGCAATGTATACTCCGGACTGACTGAGGTTAATGCGAGATACCAACTCACCACCATCAATCTCACCAATACTTTTTTTAACTTGCAAATCGATGCTACCAGCTAACTCAGTAATGCGAGATTCCGTATGTGACGCCAAATTCGTGATTCTTCTAGTGGTCTCTTCAGAATTCGTATTGAATTTCTTATCAAGTTCCTTAATTCGTTCATCAACTTTATTCAGCCCGAGAGACTCAAGGTCTAGCAAGCTCGCATCAATTTGTGTCTTAATCACGACTTGCTTCTCGTTAACGAGTCCATCTCCGAACACATCCACAAACGAGCAACGTATCCGATATATTCCGGCTGAGTTCGAATACGTCAGCATGGTGCTAGTAGTTTCAAAATCATCAGTGCGCTCATCTCCGATCACGTGGCATCTGATTGCATATGCTTGTGCGGGCTTAGTTGAGAAGTAAAGATTGAATCCCCCTAACTGATTTTTTACTACAAGCTCAGGCGCGGCCAACTGCGGAACGTTATACTCATATGTTGCTGCAGTCGAGTATTTGCCTAACGTGCTGCGAGCATATAGATAAACAGTATCCGCTCGTTTAGTTAAAGTAAGTACAGCAGAAGTACCTTTAACTCTTGCCAATAAAGCATTCGTATCTTTACCAGGATTATTATCGGTACGTAATTCGTAATAGTCGACGTCAGCATTCAGCACCTCATCCCATGATGCGGTGGCATTTCTACCGAAAGTAATACCAAAGTTGCTAGGCATATCGGGTATCGCATCCATCGGTTTGACTATCACATCAACCATTTGAGCTGTTTCTGCCCGGTTACCAAATCGGTCAACCGAAATCGCTTTGATTCTATACTCCTCACCTGGACCTAATGATTTGATAATAACCTGACTATTACTACTGCCAGCGTACTGCCATTCTTGTCCCGTTACAGGCTTTCCACTCTTCGACTTTAAGAGATACCAAACCTCCGCCACATCGAAGTTGGCAGGATTACTAGGCGGATCAAATAGCACTTGTAAATCGTAGTAAACGCTCTTATCTGCAGTCTGATTGTATCGACTGAGTACGTGCAAATTTTGCACATCCTCCGGTGCTTGCATTTTAGGTATAGCTATGGATTTTGTCACGCCAGTAGTCAGCTGACCTAACTCATTAATTGCCTGCACGCGTACTTCATAGGTGGCACCTAGTAGCACATCAGATATCGTGGTAGCGTTTGTGGATG